TCGCAAACCAGCCAGACAAAGGTGCCGTAAACACAGGGATCCAGGTCATAAAGAAGTTCTTGAAAACACCAGGAAGCTTGGAACCTAAACTATTTTTAGCTAAAGATACATCGGTCCCGTTGATGAAGGAGTTTGGTCTTTACCACTATAAGGTTGATGCGGCAGGGCTTGTCACAGATGATCCAGAGGGTGAGTATGACCACTGGCTTGATGCGCTTAGGTACCCGTTGACGTTACTATTTGGAAAGACGCAGATCATTCTTGGCGGGGGCCTAGCCTTTGATGATGTGCAGGGGTTGCAGGATCCAAGCGGCAACTTTCATAGGATGCCCACTCCGCAGGAGTATGCGCTTACGCAGGGCATAAAGATGAACGATCAGGAACCTGATCCCTCTAAATTAGGTAAGATAGGTAAGGCATCAGAACTTGATGACCCAGATGATGGGGGTGAATCAAACGGTGGTGCTGGTGGCTTCATTTGGAGCCTATAAAATACTCTTAAGTTATTAAAAGGTAGAATAAACGTATGGCATGGAATGATTGGTTAAAGAAACGAGTCCAGGGCGATATTCAAGAACTTCTTAAGGCTGACGGTGTGTCAGTACCAACTGGTGCTCCAGTTCCGTCTATCCAGACAGATGGCGACAAGATGCCCGATACTCCTGAAACAGGACACGATGCTTCTGAGCAGATCGGTCGCAAGGCTATAGTCGATGATCCTTACTTTGACCTTATTGGGACTCAGGTTAACTATAAATTTAAGCTTACCCGCATATCTAACAAGACGCTTAAAGAGGTATCGGTAAGAGACTGGTTGGTGTCTGCGATCATCCAATGTCGCGTTGATACCATGCTTAGGTTTGCGCGTCCCGAGCACCGTCGATTTGAGATGGGCTTTCGCTGCGTCAAGAAGGATAGCTCTGCGCACTACACACAAGCCGAGAAAGATGAGATAGCAGCTCTGGAAGACTTCATATATCACTGCGGTCGTAAAGAGGGAACCCCAGCAGACGACAAGCGTTTGTTCGGTGAGTTTCTGAAGATCGTAGGACGCGATGCTTTGACGTTTGGCCATGTTGCTATCGAGAAAGTAAAGACAAGGGCAGGCGGTTTACATCGTTTTCGCCCACTTCCAGCTGAATCTGTATACCTTATCAACAAGGCTCTGTCTAAGAAGCAGGTTGACTCCAACGCTGTAAAAGCATATCAAGCACAGAGACCAAAGAGCGACAACGATCCTAAGAGCGATCAGGTTGTCAACGAAGCAGAGAACGACTTCATCAAGTACGTTCAGGTATCCTATGATAACAAACCGCTAGCTACCTTCGGCGACGAGGATATGATCTTCAAGCTCTTCAATCCTCAGAACTTCGCTGACTCGATGGGTTACTGCTATTCTCCGTTGGAACTAGCTATCATCAACATAACAAACCACCTTAACGTTGAAAACTACAACGCTAACTTCTTTACGCATGGTTACGCTGCTCGCGGCGTTCTCCACCTAAAGGGAACGGTTACGCAGCAGCAGCTTGCTAACTTTCGCAGGACGTTCTACAACAGCATCACAGGCCATCAGAACGCCTGGAGAACACCTATCGTTGCTGGTCTTGACGAGGTTCAATGGGTACCGATGTCAGCATCTGCCCGCGAGATGGAGTACATCAACTTCAACAACCATCTTATGCGCATACTTTGCGCTCAGTTCCAGATAGACCCTATGGAACTAGGTTTGGATTACCTTATAAGTGCATCAGGTAAAGCGCCTATGCAGCAAGCTAACAACGAGTATAAGATCGTCTACTCTCGTGAGCGTGGTCTTCTTCCATTGCTTCTCTTTGTTGAAGACTTCATAAACAGCGACATCATCCCCGCCATCGATAAAGAGTTGGCAGCGAAATATAAGTTTATGTTTACCGGCTACACAGACGAGACACCTCAATCTGAGATCGCTCAGATGCAGGCTGAGATGACCGTATGGAAAACGATGAATGATCTTCTTTCGCAGGCTCAGAAAGATAAGATAGACCTTAAGATAGCCGATGTTCCAATGAACCAGGCTTTCTGGGCATTGGTAGAAAAGAACCTTACCCGCGGTGAGATCCGTGAGAAGTTTTTTGGTGACAAAGGTGCATCTGAACGCAGAGAGCTTCAATATATCCCCGGTGATCAGTCGTTCTTAGCTTGGCAGCAGCTTCTAGTTACCATGGATAATGTTAAGGATCAGAAGAAGCAGCAGGAAGCCCAGCAGACTCAGCTACAGCAGGAAGCAGAGATCAAGAAGCAGCAAGAGGATCAGAAAAACCGTCATGCTGAAGCGAAGCATAACAGGGAAACCGAGAAGCACAACCTAGAAGCTGAACAGCTTAAGGCACAGGCAGCAAGCGATGCTGTTCAACATGGTATGTCCTTGCAGGATACAGCAAAACAGTTTGGTGCTACCAAGGCTTCAAATGTTGGCGGTACTCCGGTAGCTAATCCGATCAATAAGCTTACTTAATCCCATCTACAAAAACAATCACATTGTATAAAGACAACGGTATCTTTGATTGATTTAATCAAAAGGACACAACTATGTTAGTTATATGCGAAGGTTTAGACAGAAGCGGTAAATCAAGCGTTGCGGCACACTATGAGACGCAAGGGTATGAGATAATCCATCAATCAGCTCCTCCAAAAGGTCAAACTGCTGACAACTTCCTGGAAGAGATGATGGAGCTTGTGACAAGTGCTGCAACCAAGGATATCTTTCTTGATCGATCATACTATGGTGAAGCATGTATCTGGCCAAAGGTCTACAACCGTGAGTCTTTGCTTCCAGAAGAAAACATAGAGATTCTTCAAGAGATCGAGAACAGTGTTGGAGTTAAACGCATCCTGATGTGCGACCCTAACTCAGAAGCACACTGGCAACGCTGTGTAGATAACCATGAGCCTTTAACCAAGGCACAGTTCATCAAAGCAAGAACGCTGTATTCCACTATGGCTGATAAATATGGTTTTGAGCGAAAGACCTTAAAGGATTTTCCAGATGCAGTCCAACCGTTGCCCCAACCAATCACACCTCCTAAACAGGCGACCGTGGCTGCAGCACAAGATGGGACTAATAGTACTACTAGTAAGACTGAAGATAATAAGAATCAGTTAGGAAAAACCCACGAGCAGCTTAAGCTGGAGAAAGCTAACGCTATCAACGAGGTACTATCAAAACGCCTCATAAAGGGTAAGGGCCAGATATACGACGAACTTGAGAGAAGCGTCAGGCACTTCTTGAATGGGGAATTAGGTAAAATATTTGGGAACACAGCAAATATTTCAAAAACACCTGGTTTTAATGATGAAGAAGTAGATTTGTTGAAATTTTTCTGTAAACATCTAAAAGATAAGGAGACAAAGTGATGAACGGACAAAACGGTTTTAAGCAAACTCAGCAACCATCACGTAAGGAGAAGCTGGCCGCTATCCAAACTGAGTTGAAAAACTCACAGATGGCAGCGCGCATCTCTCAGATGATGACGCAGCAGATCATGCAGAACATACAGAACCTGTCGCAAGATCTTGGTAAAGCTCTTGGGCTCATCAACGAGCTTCAGTACAAGATCTTAGCAGTTCAGAAGGTTGCAGGTTTGGACACTGCGGCTTTAGCAGACATCGCGAACGAGCTTCGCCTCAAAGATTTCAACGAGGCTTCAGATAAAGAAGATCAGGAGCAGAACTTCACCGTCGGAGGGGTTATCGGTGAGAACAGTACAGTGATCTTGACATCTACTACCCCAGGCAACGACGCTGGCATCTTCCGCTCGAAGATCAAGCTTTCTGAGTGCGGTGTTCCAGACCTTATCGCTGCTTTCATGGGAAAAGAAGCTGGTGCAAAGGCTACCATCAAGCTGAACGGTATGGACCACGAGATCGAGATCCTTGGTGTACGTCAACCTCCTCCAGCGATAGAGGTAGAGTTAAAACCAGAAGAAGTTCTTCCTTCACAGGAAGTGGTGATCCCAGCTAATGTGTGATAAGAAATGTAACATAGATTCACGGTGTCCTCGCGCTCTAGACGATATGCCAACTGAGTGGTGCTCATTAGCAGTGATGCGACTCAGGGCCATACGTACAGCTGAGCGCGAACTCACTGAAGAGGAAGAGTCTAAGCTTCCAGGGTGTCCGTGGGCAGTGAACCACCAGATGGCTAACTACTGTTTCTTTAAGTATATAGCTGAGTTCCCTGGCGATAAGCCGCCGTCAGACATCGAGATTGCGTCCCTTATCTGTGTAAGCCCTGATACCGTAAAAAAGGTTGAAAAAGCAGGGCTTAACCAGATACGCGAACACAAGATCTTTAAACAGCTTAAGAAATCCTTAAACGGGGAACCTGTCATAGATGAGCGCACCACTGAAGACGATCACAAGATATATAGATAAGCTGTGGTGGCGATTTACCTTTAGTTCTCCATATCATTATTACTTAGTCGCTGTAGAAGCAATCAAGTATTATTTTCAACGTATCTATCTACCTAAACATAAAACAGATCGTGAAGATAAAGACATAATCTATGACGGTATGACCGGCAACCAGTTCATGCGAGTATCACTCATACACTTCCTTATAAGACTAGAGGTGCTTAAGTGTTCTGATTGCCTAGGCTATCATAACTACCCTCCTACCTGCGATCATGGTTGGAGATACTGGCAGTACTAAACCTTAATTATCTAGTCTAAAACCAATCAAATAGTTAAATCTCTGGTATAATCTTAAGTGACATGCATAAGAAACCACTAGAGATAGACATGTGTGCAGGGAG